GTTTTAGCTGAAGCTCGTTTTAATTGTCCGAGCGAACGTGCGCAGTATGATTTTCTACGTTTCGCAGCTTTTGATCCAGGTTTCACTTTTCCTGTCACGGCTGTTTTTAATTTTGAGCCGGGATTTAATCTTCTATAAGCTTTGACACCGGCTCGTGTCATTCCTGCTCCAGACTTTGTAGGTCTAAAGTTTTTTTTGTTTCTAGCTGGCATTGTGCCTTTGCTCATTATACTATTCCTCCCATACTCATACTTTTTCTTTTTGCAAATGTTGGAACGTTTGTTGGTTTACCGCCCACACCTTGTGCTTTACTTCTTTTTCTTGCAACGGCACTCCGTCTCTGGGATTCTGTCATGCTTGCTGCTTTGGCAGCAGGCACGCACTTTGGATACTTTCTTTTTGAACCACTTGCTGATTTTCTTCCACATTTTTTAAAACCTCCGCCTTTCTTTTTGGCTCCTATATCAACCCAATCTTGTTTGAACCACTTTTTTAAACCACCCATTATCTAATCTCGCAACCTCTACCTTTTTTAGCAAGACCTCCACTTTTTAAAGTTACTCTACCACCTTTAGCTTTTCCAGCAGGTTTAGGTCCTTTGAAATCTTTTCTCTTCACACCAGAGGGGTCTTTAATCTTACCAGCACAGATCTTGCTAGCATATGCGTTCGCATATGCTGACGGATATACCGCAAATTTTCTTTTCGCTGCTGCTTTTCCTCTAGGGCAAAGTTTAGTCATTATCTTTTCCTCACTGTCTGTTTCGCTCTCGCAAAGTCAGATGCTTTTGGTGCACCCTTCGCACCTTTCTTTCGCATCTTGCCGCCACGTTTTCTTTTAGCGTGTATGTTTGCGTATAAACCTTTTCCAGCCATTATTTTTTCTTTTTCTTATCTACGTTTTTTATTTTGCCTTTATTTTTAGACGCATAAAAAACTTGTTCTGCTTTTTTCTTACCATAAGTCTTTTTCATAGACTTCATGATTTTTTTACCTTTAGGGGTAAGAGGCATTATCTAACGCAGCCTCCACCTCTCATAGCTTTACCCATTCCTCTTTTAGACATAACTCTGCCACCACTTCTCATTTTAGGTTTAGGTTTAATTGGTGCAGGAGAATGTTTTGGTTTATTTAATAAATAATAATCATAACTTCCTGGTTTAGGTTTTTTACTAAGTGGTTTTACTTTTTTTCCTTTTTTAACTTTACCACCATCTTTCATATAACCCATTTTATTTCTAACTTGAGTTGGAAGTTTAGCAAGACCTGGATTTTTTTCTTTGTCTACAGGTTTTAGAGAACCACCGTCTTTTTTCTTGTTAAGTTCTCTAACAATTCTTTTCTTTTCATCTTTAAGATTTTTTTTACCCATTCTAGTTTTTGCTTTTTCAGCATCAACTCTACCAAGCTCTTCAAGTCTGTTCATTCTTCTTGAGTTTTTAAAAACTTTACTTCTCTGATTAGCATACTGTTTCATAAACTACCTATTAATCTTTCCAGACTTTTTAGATTTAGAACCAAATTTACCGTAAGAATCATCTCTGCTAGCTTTTAATTGTCTAGCTGTTCTTTTTTTTCTGATTCTCATAGCGATAGATTCATCTTTTCTATCTTTGTAACCTTGTTTCTTCTTACCAACTTTGCCGCCTTTTTTCATAGCGCCTCTATCCATAAGTTCAGTAGGTTTTCTTTTTGATTTCATACCTTCACCATATCCTCGTGAGTACATCATCTCACCAGTTCTACCACCCATTCCACCACCTTTTCTTTTTACTCTGCCACCCATTTTCATTTGAGGGGCAACTTGTTTATTATATCTTCTATTAGGCATTATTTTTTTCCTCCGTTCCTAAATATTTGTGTCCCCTTTATACCATATATGCTGGCCACGACAAGGATCCATAAATTCGTGAACCATCCCGGGAGCTGCGAGAACATCTCAAAAAACAATTTTACTTTGTCCATCGCAGTTGGGTCGTCTGATACGACTGCCCAAGCAAGCACCGCCACGGGCGTGCTTAATATTATGAGGACGGCTTCGTCTTTCCAATCTGACTGCCGAGCCTCTAGAAGTTTACCCTGATAAGCTTCCTCACCACGGGCTTGTTTTTCAGCATGCAAAAGTTGTGCATCTGACATTGCCATTTTTGCTTTTTGTTTGTTAGCATAAATTTTGCTACCAGCAGAAACGGCTAATTTAATTGCCTGAAACCACATGGTTTAATACCAAGTTGCTTTTACAGGTTTTTTGTCAGGACGCATTCTTTTTGTGCCTCTAACGTCAACAACCTGTGATTCCAAAGGATCAGTTGCTTTGATTTCAACGCCACCCGTTTGGTATCCGTCTTTTCCAACGCCTAACTCCTTTGTAATTTTAGGTTCTTTAACTTTTCTGTCCATAGTTTACTCCTTGTTTAGATTTATATCTATTTTTTCTTAAAATTTCTACCGAAATCATGAATTTTACTAGCATCTGCCATCTGTTGTCGTCTAATACTGTTTTCACCTGATAAAATTGTTTTAGCAATTGAAGTTTCAGCTCTTAATTCTGCTAAATCTTCGTTTTGTTCTAATTTTTCTTGTGTGTTTTGTTGGTTCATCATTGCTTTTAGTGTATCTAAACTAATTCTACCCTCATCATACGCTGCTCTAGCTTCATTTTGCCTTGCTCGAAGGTCAAGTTCTCTAGTTTTTAGTTTAATTAGTGGATCTCCACCAAATTCACTGATAATTTTTTGCTCTTCGTCCATATAATCTTTAGTCATCTCTGCAATCAACACAGCTTTTCTAGCATTCATTGTTTGAGTTAGCTGATTTGCTTGTTGAACGAGAGCCGGATCGTTAGGATTTTGTTGTAAAGCCATTTGAATTTGTCTTGCCTGCATTAATTCCTCTCTAAACTCTAATTGAATTTGTTCTTGAGCCATTAAACTAATTCTTTCCAAGATATTTTTTTGTAATGCACCCATGACCATAGGATTATTTTGCACTGTATTTGATTTCATAAAGTTTAAATGTGAATCAATATGTGCTTTGTGATCTTGACCAACAAAAGCTTGAAAAGGTTTACCAGCCATTGCTGCAATTTCTTCCATACTTGGATCAAGAGGTTGTGGTTGTTGTGGTGGTGGTAAAATAGAACTGATATTTTTAACTCCTAATGCTTCATACATAGACCTATACGCTTGGTATAGGTTATGTAGTTGAGGATTCGATTGCGCTAGCTGGAGTTGCGATTGCGCCATCGAAATTCTTTGTGTTTGAGAAAATATATTTGGATCTGCAACCGGTAAAATATCTATTCTATCATCAAAGTCTGAAACTTTAACATTTCTTGTTGCTCCTGGTACATCGTAAGGATACACCGGTGGTAGATAAGTTTTAAATACGTTTGCTAATAATTTAAATTCTTGTTTTAATCCTACATATAATCTTTTGTGTATAGCTGACATTACTCTCGATCCACGTTCTAATAATGCAACAGTTGTACCAACGGCTGCTTGTTGATTCATATCACCCACTTGCATATCTGCGATAGCCGCGAATCGTTGGCCAGCTGATACTACAATGCCCATTAACTGAAGTAATGTTGCATCAGGTCCTTTGAAAGGTAAAGTCATAAACTGATCTTTGATATTGCCTCCTGGAGCGTCGACATCTCTAAACTCACCAGGTTGTAGTGGTTGTGCATCATCTCTAATTCTTATACCTCTAGATTTAAATCCAGCTGGTAAGTTTGATAAAGTTCCTGCATCTAACAATTGTCTTAAAGCTGCAGTTGCAGTTCTAGTTAAACCACCAATCATGTGTATCAAGCCAAAACCATAAAAACCTGTACCTGGTAAAAATTTAAATTGTACAAAGTAGTTTATTTTTTTCATTAACCTATCACCTTCGGCATAGTTTCTTCTAATCGATAAAATTTTATTATTAGATTCTGCAATCGTTACAATGTATGGAATTTTAATTCCTGTTTCTTCGCCGTCAGGAGATGTATCTTCATAACCTTCTAGATCTAGATTTACATGCATTTCTAAAAGTGTGTATTGATCCTCTTGACCATCTTTTGAAATTCCTTCTAGTTCTAATTTTTTATCTTCTAATTGATTTTGAGTAACAGGAGGTTGTCCTAATTCTATATCTCTATAAAATCCTGCAACCTGTTGTTTTCTTAATTCATTTTCAGACATCTTAATTACATGCACAATTGCTTCTGCATCATCTAATGAATTTGCAGAGTATGGCACAATTAAATCATCTGCCGGTACAAATTTGGAAACGGCTCTACCTAAAAGTTCGTCATAGTAAACTTTCTTAAAGGTAGAACCGGAGAGGGGTAAATAGAAAAGCATTTGGTCAAACTCTGGTTCGTATTCTTTCATCTGATCCATAATTTGATAATTCATAAAATCTTTTATTCTGTGTGCTTGATC